GTTCCCACAACAACAGCGCCGGTCGTGCTGGTTACAGCTGCGGCTGATGTGGTGGGTAGTAGCGCGTCGTGTTCGTAGTTGCTCGGGTCGTCCAGATACGCCGGGATGAGCAGGCCGGCGATGGCGGTGGCTAGCAGGGCTAGTCGGATCATGGGGAACCTCCGTATGTGTTGTGGGGTTCCCATCATGCCATCAGGCTGTCACACGTTGCAACTATCCGAACAAAGCCGTCCACGTTTTGGGGCCAACAACACCGTCGACATGCTCGCCGGCGTCGCCTTGGAATTGGCGCACAGCTGCGTCAGTCATGCGTCCGAAGTCGCCGTCGACGGGGCCGACCTTGTAGCCCTTATCAGCGAGCGCCTGCTGGATCAGTCGCACACGCGCTTTCGCGGAGCTGCCGCGCTTCGTGCTCGCACCGGGGTAGGCCGGCGTGTCGGTGACTGCTTCCAGTTTCGGTGGGCCGTCGGTGAGCCGGCCGTCGATGTCGTTAGCCCAATGCCACGTCGTTTCGTTGACCTCAAGGTGGATGTGGTCGTTACGGCCGCCGGGTGGACGGTTGATCCAGCCACGGCCTACCTGCCAGTAGCGGCGCGCCCAGTAGTCGTGGATCCGTTGGATGCCGAGCGTGTCAGCGTTGGCCTCCAGCCACGGGATGATCACACTTTCGACTGATTCGCGCATTGGCACATTCGGGTGGTCGTCGTCTTGTCGGTACGAAAGGTCAAGGCCGGCGCCGAACGCGTGAGATGACCAGCGTGTGCCGCCGCGGATCTTGCGCCGGGTGTAGCAGCCGAGATACCACATGCCGTATGTCTGTTCCATGTAATGACGAATCGCTACAAGGTTCGGGCTGCAGGTGTTGAACGGTGCAGCTGGTGTGCGGCCGTCATGCCAGTTGGTGTACTTCACGACTTCTTTCCAATAATCGGCTCGACAGGCTTGCCGCCCTTCGCGGCGATGCCGTTACCGACCGCGTAGCCGACGATGGTGCCGAGCATCCCGGTGCCGGCCTCGTTAGCGATGCTGTCGGCGACCATCAACACGGCGATGACGATCATGGCGACCATCGCGATTAGCGCCTTCGGTGGGTTCGTAAGGTTCATGAGTTCTCCACTATTGAAATGATGGCCCCCACCGCGATCGCAGCGAGGATGATAACCATGACAATCATGCCGGCTCGTCGTCTGCTGGCTTCTCTTGGCCGACCTGAGCGTCGATCCATGCTGACCATTCGTCGGTCGTCATCGGACGCACCTCGTCATCGACCTGTACGTTGACGGTGCCGTCAGGCGCGGCGGCTTCTAGTTCTTCGCGTGTCCAATACTCAGCCATTATTGTATCCGTAAACCCTAATCGTCCCACCAGTCATCGTGCCGACGCTGACCAGAACAGTAAAAGCTGTGTACGAAGTGGTATTCGACAAGAACCCGTTAACGTAACCGCCTGCCCGAGTGGTTTGCATCCCTGTAAAGCTTCCGCTGATAACTGTTCGACGGTTAACATACGGATTGAAGATGTCAAGGTTTAATATGGTTCCACTAGGGTCGTTTGTGCCTGCAACATTGAAGTTTGCAGCGTTGCTTGATCCTGTGCCTGCCGGTGTCCACGGACTCGCCCACGATGTGAAAACCAATTGTGAGTAATAGCCGGTCGTAGTGGAACCCATCTGTAACTGCAACTCGCCCGCTGTGCTTCCTGCTCCGCCGTTGCATGTCACACGGTAGTTGTCAAACGTAGACGAGAACGCGCCCGTGACGGTCACCGATGACACAGCGCTACCGATCGTTTGCGACTTCACCAAGACTAGGCCGCTGGACTGGTTGAGATCGGCAGCAGTAAGAACGTCGCCAGAGGTGTACGGGAACGCCATGGTGTTAGCCTAGCCCAGCCGGTTCTCGTCAAGTACCCCTAGCACCGTCGAGTCCAACGTAAACGACTGATAGTCATCAGCCGACAGAAGATCCAACACAATGCTCGTACCCGACGCCGTCGCGCGTATCTGCCGGCTGTAAATCAAACATTTGTCGGTGACGGTGCCAGCGGCGCCGGTCGGTGTGTAAGTGATCGTGCATGGCTGCCACAACGCGGTCTCGGTGTCCAGTAACAGCTCGAGCTGTGTCGCGGAGCCGGTCGGTGTGTTGGCAAGGTTGGCGCTGGTGAACTCTAAGCGTTGCGCAATAAATCGGCTCGTCGATAGCCGGTTGACCATGTTGGTGGCGCCGTTGAGTGTCGCGGTGTCGGTGCTTGCTGCATGACCTGTTGCGGTGTATGCGCGCGCGCCGTACAGGTCGGCGCTCGTCGTGTCCTGGACTGTTTGAGTGATGCCACCGTCGCGTGTGCTGATAACGGTGTTGACCAGTTCCTCGATGTTGTACCCGGTGATTACGTCGGCGGCTGGTAGTTCGCCGGATCCTGGTGTGGCACCTGTGAACACAAACACGTTGAGCGTGTCGGAATAAAACGTGGTCGCGGATCTTGTAAGCGTGTTGCCGATGGTGACTGGCCAATAAACAGCTGCGTCGATAGGCGCCGGATCGTGTGTAATTTTTTTGCCGTACACAACGCACAGATCGGCCGACATAACATCGTTCTGCAGCGAATCGGTGATGAACTGCACATTGGTAGATGTGATCTGCATCGGCACCGCTGTGTTGTCGTTTGCTAGTTGGCCAACACCTTTGCTAGCCCCAGTCGTTCCAAGCTTCACCATGTCGTCGGTGCCTGACAGTTTCAGGCTGATTGTGCCCTCGATGGCGTCACCGGGGCCTGTTCTTGGTGACGAGCTGTAATCCTTCGGGCTGAGCCGGCCGACGACAGCCACCCAGTCAAGCGCGGTGATTTGCACCGTGGATTGGGTGCCGTTGTCCGCTAACTGAAAGTCGTCAACAATGCCGTGAAACAGGATTTGGTCGCTGCCACCGTTCACCGTTGTGGTGATGAACACGCCCTGACTAAACCAGTCGACGCTGTCATAGGTGCCACCGGCGTTCGGTGTCAACGCGCCGTCGTTGTTGTCCAGCGTAATGATGGCGCGGTTCGGGTTGACGCGTTGCGGCCGTGCTGCTTGTTGCACCGTGAAGCCAAGCGCACGACTAGTGAAATCGGTTTGGTTGTCAATCTCGCCGATCTTGACGGTGTGCGCGAGCGTGAGTGTCACGACCGGATCTGCCCAGTAGTCGGAATCGGCAAGCTGCCAGATTGGCGGCCGGCGCGCTCAAGGACGCGCACTAGTTCGTTCGGGTCGGTGCCGGCTGGCATGTTGACGGTCACGTTCATGTCGCCGCCGCGCACGCCTGAGCGGTTGCTGGGGCCGATCTGCACGCTGCTGACTGGTGTCGGCAATGGTGGCGCTGGTGCGAAGTCGCCGCCGCCGACCATGCCGGCTGCAGCTGCGATTTCGGCTGCCGTGAGTGTGGTGAGCGCGGTGTTTGCGATGGCGTTCAACACTTCAAGTTGCGCTAGCACCGCGTCGTATTCGCCTTGATCTAGTAGCGCGATCAGTTCTAGCTGTTTCGTAGCCGGGATGTTGTCGAGCTGGTCGATGACTTTGCCGAGTTCACGGTAGATGTCGCGGCTGGCTTCTTCGGCTTCGCGGCTGCCTTCGCCGTATTCACGGACGGCTTCGGCCGCGTCAAGGATGGCGTCGCTGAAGTTGTCGACGGCCTCGTCGTTGTCGAAGATGCCAAACAGGTAGTTGAACTCGTCGATCAGGTCGGTGTTCATGTCGCTGATGAACTGCTGCGCTTCGTGGTGACGTGCCATCGCGTCGTTTGTGCGGCCGATCGCAGCGGTCACGTCATCAAGCGTTGGGTGCAGCTCGTCCATCAGCCGCTCGGCTTCTTCGTAGTCCAGGTTGGCGAGCTGCTGCTGATAGGCCGCCTCTGCGATGGCTTCGGCCACCTCAAGTTCGGCGTCGGCGTACCCTTCAATAGCCGGCGTCACTTCATCTTCAACGATTTTGGCCTGTTCCTCAAACACGTTGGTGAGCTTGTCGATTGACACGAACGGGATCTTGTTCGCCACGTCGATCAGCGTGTTGATGAAGTCAACAAACTTGCCGGCCAGCCATGCCACGGCGTCGCTCACTAGGTCAAATGCAAACTTGACGCCTTCAACGATCTTAGTTACCACGCCGAAACGCTTCTCAAGGAGAATGAGGCCGGCGATCAGGCCGGCGATGGCTAGCACGATCAGCACGATGGGGTTGGCGGCCAGCACAGCGTTGAACAAGGCTGTGGCGGCTGTGGCAATGCCTTGAGCAACTGCGTACAGCTTCAGCGCCGTGTTGTAGGCGATGACGATGCCGGCGACGGTGGCGATGGCTGCGCCGATAGCGATAAACAGCTCGGTGTTCTCCGCGACGAACGTGGCTACGTCCTCGAGGATGGGCAGCAGTTTTTCAAGAATGGGCAGCAACGCGAGGCCGATGGATTCCTGGGCGTTTTGAATCTGTATTTGCATCAGCTCGAAACGGCCGGCAACGGTTTCGGTGTTGCGTGCTGCTGCGCCGCCGAATGTTTCGGCGAGTTGCCCCATGACTTCGTCGGCGTCGGCGCCTGACGCGATCATGTCGGTGAGTGAGCGGTCTAGTTCTTTGAGTGGCCCGACTTCGCCTTGGTATGCCTCCTGCAACGCCTCGGAGACTGATTCAAGGTCGCGCCCGGTGCCAGCGGCCACGTCCAGCGCCAAGTTCATCAGGTCTTGTGCTTCGGTGACGCTGCCGGTGGCGCGCACAAGATTGGCGAACGCCGGCCGTAGTTCGGTGTCGGACACCGCTGCAGCCATCTCGGTTTTGGCGATGTAGTCCTCGACGGCGGCGACTTGTTCTTGTGTGGCGCCGGTCGTTATCTGCAGCTGGCGTGCGAGTTCGTCCTGTTGTTTTTGGTCGTCAATCGCGGCTTTGGTAGCGACGGTGGCAGCAGCGGCGAGGCCAGCAACAGCAGCGGTGGCCGGCAAGAACGCCTTTTTCATAGCGAAACTGACTTTTTCGCTGGTTTTCTCTAGGCGCTCGAACTCCTTCATCGCCTTTTTCACGCCGTCGGGCGCGAACTCGGAAACGATAGGGACGTTGATAGCCATTAGCGCAGCTCCTTGTTGAGTATCACCATCATGTCATCTATGGCTGCTTCGACTTGCCGTACGACGACTGGCATGGCGTCCTCCGCGCCGGGCCACATGGTGCGCGACGCCGGGCCACCGCGCTGGTTCAACACGTTGATGAACTGGCGGCCAGCGTCCGTAGTGCCGTTAGAACGTCGACCAGCCATGTCGTAGATCGCACCGGCCGCGTTCTTTTGGCGCAGCGTCAATAGTGGGATGTTGTTCGGATCGCGCGCACCGCGCACCTTGGATCCCCTAAAAGCGACCCTGATGCCGCGTCGGACTGCTTTCGGGTCAAAGCCGCCCTTCCAGCCCACCCAGCCCGATAGCGGCCGTACAGCGGGAACGAGGCGCCTGGCTGATTCTTCGACCGGCTGCGCGGCCGCTTTCATGTTTTTGACGACTTGCTTCTTGAGCTCAGGGTTGACCGAGTTGAGCACCTTGATGGCATCAGCGACGCCATTCACTTCGATGCTGCTGCTAACGGCCACGTTTCGCTTTCCTGTTTCGTTCGTTGATTACGTCAACCACAGTAGTCAGGTCGAGTATGTCAAAGTCGATGTTCGGCGGCCACCAGCCAAGGTGTACGAGGATCTCGGCTAGCTGGCGTCGCCGGGTTCCTCGCGCGTAGGGCGGTCGTCACTTCCCACGACCTCGAGTGTGACAATGCGACGTAGGTAGTCGTCGAACACGGCCGGCACGGTGATTTTCTGCGCTTTGCATGCCTCGTAGGCAAGGTATGCGAGATCTTCCATGCCGAGACCGTCGGCCATTTTGCTGGCCTTCGTTTTGTATTTGCGTTCCCACGCGACGATGGCCCACAGATTGGTGGTGACATCTTGCGGGCCATCGCCGGTGTCGACGCGTAGCGTGAGTTGCACGGTTGCCTCCTAGTTGTGCAGTTGGTTTGGTCAGGGTGAAACGGCGCGGGTGTAGCTACCGCCGGTAAGAGTGATGTCGACCATCGACAATTCCCCTACGCCGTTATTGAACGGTGTGAATTCCGCGAAATACATCCCTTGGACTGTGTAGACAGGATTGTCAGTCGCTGGTGTGGCGCTGTTCTTGCCGACGATCACGTCGACGCTGGTGCCGAGGATTCCTTCGAGGATTTCTTCAACTTCGCTGGCGCCGTAGCTGAGGAACAGCGTGGCGGTCACTTCGCAGACCTCGAGGCCGGCGGTGTAGGTGCGCGCCGTGTCGTCCAGCGCGGTGTTTTCGAGCGCTTCTTTGGTGATGGTCAGCGTGCAGTCCTGCAGCTGGTCGCTGAGGTCGTTGGCGTCGACCGACAGGTAGGTGGCGGTCAGGTTGGTGGTGGTCATGTCAGGTGCTCCTGTGGGTTCCGAGTCTGATGGTCAGATCATAGGCCGGTAACTGTTGCTCGCCGATAAGGGCGACGGTTGGCCGGCCGTCGACTGCGGCGCCGCCGAACGCGTTTTGGATCGCGTCGACGATGGTGATGATGTAATCGCTGGCGTCTTGGTTGCCGGGTGGCGGTGCCAGCACGCGTACGACGATGGTGATGTCGACCACGTCGTGTGCGAACGTCGTGAATGTTGGCAGCTCAACAAAGACTGACAGCGGGCGTGCGTTGCGAGGATCCGTGACTGTCTTGTAGCCCAGGCCGTTGATTGTGGCGACGACATGCTGAATAGCTTCGTTGAGTACACCGCTGGCCACCGCATCAGCCGATCTGTGGGCGGCCGCAGCCGAGCAGCTGCAGCACTTGGCCAAGGGATCCGATAGGTGTGACGGTGCCCATGTCGTTGAACGACGCGTACCCGTCAACGCTGCCGCGTGTCCGGTATTGGATCGCGGCGTACATGACGGTGCCGAGTTTCACGTCAGCATGGGGTGCCACCGTCGGGTTGTCGTAGTAGCCGGCCTCGCGTCGCCGACGGTAACAGAAGTCGTTGGCGGCGTTGACACAGTAGTCCTCAAGGAACGCGGTGTCGTTCGCCGTTGCGCTGTCAATACCGAGCCACACTTTGACATCGTCGGCGTCAATCCATGTGATTTCTTCGACAAGGATGCCGTTTGCTGGGCTGTAGGCCGCTACGTCGTCGCCGTTGTCGCTGTAGGTGACGGTGTTCGTGCCGAGGTCGACGGTGAGCAGTATGTGGTGGCCGTCAAGCTGATTGCCGACGTTGTAGACGTGGCAATGTTCGCCTGAGACCAGTCCGGTGGCGTCGTCAAGGACAAGCGTGGCCACATCATCTGTGCGGCTTGCTGTGGTGACGGTTGCCATCGGACTGGTCTCTTACAGGCGGATCAGACGAAATTCGCCTTGACGTAACGGTTCACGTCGAGCATCAAGGTGGCGAAATACCCAAGCCAACTGATATCGCGCGAACGCGTTGATGCGTTGTCGACACTCAAAAATCCCTTGGTCTGTTCGAAGATCTCGAAACCGACGGTGTCGCCGAGGATCATGGTGCCGTTGCCGGCGTTGTCGAAGTTCGTGTCAACGACGACCTGCAGGCCGAACGCCACGAAGTTGCTGGTGCCGGGGCTGGTCGTGCCGAACGCGTTCATCGGGCCGACCTGCGGGAACAACGGGCGACCGGAGCTGTCCTCGAGCTTGCCGAGGGCTTCCCAGTTGCCGGCCGACACGAACAGGTGGGTGGGCAGGTGGCCGCCGTTGCCGGCGTTCTCCAAGATGTACGCGGCGTTGGCGTACAGCCAGGTAAGCCAATCGGTGGGGTCGCCCTTGTTGGCAGCGGTGAAGTTGCCGGTCGTGGTGGCGCCAGCGACGAGCGCGTCAGCTGCGACGTTGTCGGTCGTTTGGCCGTACACGCGGCCCATGTCTTCGAGGATCAAGTTAATGATCTCGGGTGACGACCAGTCGATGACCTGCTCAGACACGGTGACGTAGCCGCCGTAGCTGGACTTGGTGACCTGGTTCTCTTGCACCTGGAACTCGCCGGTCTGGAGCGCGGCGAGTTCGGCCGACTGGGCAGCCATCGACGTGTGCGTCGACACCGACGGGCGGATAAACACCTTGCCGCTGGCCGGCATGGCCTTCACACCGAACGCGTCCACCACGGGGCGGATGCCGAGGTAGTCGTTGTACACCGGGCCGACGATTGGCTCAGGCAGGATGCCGTCGTTGTTGGTGGTGGTCACATCAGGCGCAGCAGCGCGGATGTTCTCGTTCATCTGATGCCAGTCATGGCCACCGATGAGCGCGGCGCTGATCCACTCGGCGGCCGATGGAAGCTTGAACTGCTTCGCGGGCTGCGCGTAGATCGGCTGGGTTGGGATGGTGGCTTCGGGCTTGGCGGCCTCGACCACTTCGGGCTGGATTTCTTCGGACACTTGTGTCTCCTCTGGGGTTGGGTCGGGTGCGGTCTCCGCTTGTGCGGCGATTTCGCTGAT